ACTCAACAACATTTTAAATAGTTTCACTACTTACTCCTTTAAATTATTTCACAGTTAATGCCCAAGTTGATACAAATATGGAAGATAATATCCCTAAATTATACATTGTTTGGTGGATGCACTTACGCATATTGCACCAACTAAGGCATTATAACACACACATCCTAGTTAAGTGTGTAGTAAAAGGGGAAATTAATCCCCTTCTCCCATTGGTGAGCCCTTGATTCCTTCATCTTCCTCGAAGTTCCAGATGTGCTTCTTGGTTAAGCCAAAGCATTGCTCATCAAGACTCCTGATGCTCTGATTGAAAGACCTAGACAGATCAGCCTTACTTTCAATACTTACACCAAACATCTTGTTCCAACCTCGCTTGAGTGGAGCAGCCTTGTGCTTCTGGTTATAGTCTATAATAAGAGCAGCAAGCTCCCACTTATAGTATTCCACAGTGAACGGGCTATGTGGGTTGACATTCTGAGCAGTCTCAGCATCTTCTGATTCAGCCATGTATGTACCTCCTTATGGTATCGTGACTTGTTATGATTAATATCAATTAAATTAAATGTAAATGAAATTTAACTAAAATTCGTTATACGAAATCCCCGTTGTACGGGGTACTATAGAGAAAAAGGCTATATATCAAAATCCTGCAATTTTTTTAGTAAATATAACTTGGGCAAATTTGACAAATGTATTAGATTAAAGGGTGGTAGGGTAGGGAAAAAGAAATGTATAAGAAAAATATGGCTGATTTTATAGAAGAATTGTCGGGGTTACCACTAAAGACACAGGAGGATGTGTTAAAGAATCTTTCCGAGCAAATGATACCCTTAGAAATAGATGGCAATATATTTATGGTGCATGAGAATGTATCTAAGTTGATAGATAATTTAGCTTTACAAATAGAAGAATTAAAAAAACGAGAGAGTTCTGATTGGCAGAAAAAAGAGTAATTAAAGGCGTTGCTCATTACGTCTATGAAGATTTAGACGAATTTCAAAAAACTCACCCTAATACAGTCGTTCATCCAGATTGGAGAAAGGCGAATGAAGGGGATTGGGTTCGTTCTGATGATGACAGGATAGTGCAATTACTAAAAGTATCGAATGATGTAAAACATCACTCAGATAGGAAGAATTATAAATTTGCAAAAGGGTGGGTAAGGACTGTTGTTGGGAGCTTCCTTAATAGAGAAAATGTGAAAATGGATACAGACTTTGATAATCATCCTAACAGATATACATTCTCCACTAACATAAAGAATACTTCTGAGCGCGTTTATAAAAGAAAAGAACCAACCAATAAAGAAAAAGAATTTGCAACAAATGTTGTAGTGGGTATGGGAGCTGTGGATGCGTATAAAAAAGCATACTCAGAAATGTCCAACCAAAAAGCAAGAAAAAAAGCAACAATTCTATTAAAACAGGAAAGAGTAATGAAAGAAATAGAGAAAGGTGTATTAGATGTAGCAAAAGGATTGGGTATAGACCATGAATATATACTTAGTAAATTAAAAAATCTCGCTGATTATAGTGAGGACGACAATATCATACTACAATCGACAAAAGAATTAGGCAAGATTGTTGGGACTTCAGGCAATACCATTAAACAAAAAGAAATGGGACTATTAGGTGTGTTTCAAGGTTTTTCACCTGAGCAATTAGAAGGAGCTTCAAGAAACCAGTTAACCGAGGGCAATAATGGGAAAGACATTTCAATCGAGCAAGAAGACAGTTGATGAATTTAGAACGGATGATGATGGCAATATAATAGGATGCCCCAAATGTGGGGCTAGGAATCTTAGAAAAGACGGTTGGTCTTACTATAAAGATACTAAAAAACAGCAATGGTGCTGTCAATCTTGTTATAGGAAAACACTTAAACCAAAAATAGTAGAAGAGTCTCCATTCAGAGTTGCTGATAGAGACCCAGAGATGATGCCAGTAGAAGACATAATAAGTTTTCGTCAAAAGGCATATAAGCAAAAAAAGAAATCAAAAGAAAGTAGAAAACTTGTAGATATTAATATAAATGTTGATGGTCCAATAGGTATTGCTCATTTTGGAGACCCTCACGTTGATGATGATGGGACAGACCTTTCTCAAATAATAATGTATATGGATACTATCAATGATACTGAAGGAATGTTTGCAGGTAATCTAGGTGATATACAAAACAATTGGATAGGTAGACTATCAGCATTATATGGTCAACAATCAACATCAGCCAAAGAATCTTGGAGACTAACTGAATACTTTGTAAACAAATTAAACTGGATTTACTTAGTAGCTGGAAACCATGATGTATGGAGTGGAGATGGAGACCCTCTTGAGTTTATAATGAGAGACCATAAAGGATTATATGAGAGATGGGGAGCAAGGATGAATCTTATATTCCCCAATGGAAAGGAAATACGAATCAATGCTAGGCATACATTCAAAGGGAACTCAATGTGGAATACCGCTCATGGAGTAGCTAAAGCGGCTCAGATGGGGTGGAAAGACCATATTCTTACTTGTGGGCATACCCACGTTTCTGGTTATCAGGTCTTAAAAGACCCTGCTTCTGGACTGATTTCACACGCTTTGCAAGTTGCTTCTTTTAAAATAATGGATAATTATGCAGATAAGTTAGGATTAGATGATAAGAATATATTCAATTGTCCTGTTACCATTATTGACCCTAGATATGACGATGATGACAATAGGCTTATAACCACGATTTTTAATCCAGAAGTAGCATCGGAATACTTAAAGTATCTTAGGAGTAAATAACTTAAATTAAAAAATGGCAAAGTTAGATAAATTCGTATATAATGCTAAGTTAACAAGAGTTGTTGATGGGGATACTTGTGATGCAATGATTGACTTAGGATTTGATACTTGGGTAAAAAAACGTATAAGATTTGTTGGTGTAGATACTTGGGAATCGAGAACTAGGGACCTTGAAGAAAAAGCTAAAGGATTAGAAGCAAAAGCTTATACGAAAGAAATGCTAGAAAGTTCCGATGAAGGTAATTTTACTTTAAAGTCCTATGGGACTGGAAAATACGGTAGGGTACTTGGAGAGATATTCATAAAAGGAGAAGATGTCAGTCTTAACCAATTATTAAAAGAAAATGGTCACGCATATGAATATGATGGAGGTAAAAAGAAAAAATTCAATGAGTAAAAAAAATAAATCTCCATTTCATATAAAGCATAATTATAAAAGATTTAAATCTGTCAATGGATATAAGTTTTGGGCAAGAGACATTAGAGATGCTAGAGATTATTGTAATTTAATGAACTGGGTATTGGGAGGACTTGATGAAAAAAAAGAAAACGTATAGTAAGCATGACCTTAGAAGAAGAATAGAAGATATAGATATGACATTATATTTTATTGCAGATAGATTAAAAAAATTAGAAGTTGTATTCAATGATTTTGTCGAAATGACAAAACAAAGTAAAAAATTAGAAAAATATTTAGATGGCAAATATAAACAGCCAGAACGTGAACAAGGCTGAAGAAGCCTTACAATTAGCATATAAAGACCTTATATCATTTGGGAAACTTTTTCTTCCAGATGACTTCATGCGAAGTGAGACTCCCTTCTTCCATTATGAGATAGCAGATGCAATAGACGATGCGAATGTAAAGCAAACTGCAATCATTATTCCACGTGGTCATGGTAAGACTGTTTTAACAAAAGCATCAATCATCAAAGACTTTGTATTTGCGACAAAGGATAATTTTTTATTTTATGCTTGGGTTTCTGCTACACAAAAGCTTAGTGTTGGTAATATGGACTACATTAAACATCATCTAGAGTTTAATGATAGAATAAAATATTACTTTGGTCCGATGCGAGGTAGAAAATGGACAGAAGAAGACATTGAGCTTACCAACGGCTGCAAACTTATTAGTAAAAGCAATGTTGCGGGAATCAGAGGAGGAGCAAAACTCCACAAAAGGTATGACCTTATCGTTCTTGATGATTTCGAACACGAAGCAAATACCATCACGAAAGAGGCTCGGGATAAGAATGCGAATCTGGTCACTGCCGTTGTATATCCTGCTATTGAGCCTCATACTGGTCGGTTGCGTGTTAATGGTACTCCCGTTCATTATGACTCTTTCATTAACAATCTTATTACTAATTATACAAAAGCTGAAAAAGATGGAAAAAAGTTTTCGTGGCGTGTTATTACTTATAAAGCTTTATTGGATGAAACTACTCCTTTATGGGAATCGTTTTTCCCAATCTCGAAAATAAAAGAAAAGAAAAAATTCTACTCTGATTCTGGACAACCTCAAAAATTTTATCAAGAATACATGATGGAGGTAATGAGTGCTGAGGATGCTATATGGAGAAGAGAACACATAAGATATTGGGAAGGATACTATAAACATGAAGATGGAATTAATTATATTGTTAAGGATGGCAATGATATACCTGTTAATACATTCATTGGTTGCGACCCAGCCACAGACATCGATACAAAGCATAGTGATTTTTCTGTCATTACTGTAATTGCAATAGATTCTAATAATGAATTATATGTATTGGAATATGAAAGACATAGAAGTGTTCCAACCATAGGTTCTAAGAATCCAGAGACAGGAGAGATACTTGGAAAGAAAGGAGTTGTGGATATAATCCTAGAATTGCACCAGAAATATAACTGCATGTCATCCACTGTTGAGGATGTCGCAATGAATAGAAGTATCTTTCAGGCTCTAAATGATGAAAGAAGAAGGATAAATAAGTACGATATTGCAGTTATTCCTGAGAAACCAGGCGGAACACAGAAAAGAAATCGCATTTATAGTGGACTTGCGGCCCGTTTTAGTACCGGAACAGTGCATTTACGCAAAAATATGTTTGATTTAATCAACGAAATTCTTACTTTCGGCCCGAAAATGGCTCACGATGACACAATTGAGAGCCTTTATTATTCACAAGTACACGCTTTTCCTCCAAATATGAAAAAAGATGAAAAGAAAAAAAGTTGGTTTAAACCTAAAAGAAAAGCGAAAAGTTGGTTGATTGCATAATGTACAAATTTGGTAAAAGAAGTAAAAGTAGATTAAAAGGTGTTGATTCCAGACTTGTCAATGTCCTAAATGAATTAATTAAAATTATGGATGTAACCATTATTGAAGGTTTGCGGAGTAAGGAGCGGCAGCAGGAATTATTAGCACAAGGGAAAACTAAAGTAAAGTATTCCAAACACATGGAAGGAAAAGCTGTTGACCTCGCTCCTTACCCGATAGATTGGAACGATAGAGAAATGTTTCATTATATGGGTGGCATGCTTAGAGGTATTGGGCATCAATTAGGATTAAAGATTCGTTGGGGTGGTGATTGGGATTCCGATGGAGATATAAATGATAACAAATTCGATGACTTAGTTCATGTAGAAATAAGGGATTAAAAATGGCAAATAAAAAAACTAGGGTTTATAATAAAAATAAACTAGGAAAAATGACTACTACAGAAATAAAAAAAAGAGCACTATCAGAAGATAAATGGGCAAAGGAATTTCTTAAAAAGCGCGGCATGACTACAAAAATATCAGAGGGTAAAAAGTATGCACTTCCTAAAGCAAAAACTGCAACAAAAGTATTTAAAAAAGCAGCTGCTAAAAAAACAGCGGGCAAACTTATTGGAAGAGCTCTCCCCGGTGTAGGAGCTGCTATAATTGCTCGTGATGTTATCAAAGGTGTATCAAAGGCAACTTGTGGAAAAAGAGGTGGTAAGTGGGTTTCTGGAAAATGTGTAGGTGTTAAAAAAACGAAATTTAAGCCAGGTCCAAAAGTAAAAGACCCAATTTCAAAACGCTAAGGTGGAAAAAAATGGCAAAAAATAAATGAACAAAAAAGATAAAAGCATGTGGGATAGAATCTCTGAAAATCT